AATCTCCTTTAAATAAGTACTAAACTATTACCCAGCCGTTTGTTGGACTTGAGAAATGTTAATTGTGATAGGTACGAAGTAAACGGCGGTTGCAAGTTTAATTTCGACGCTAACATCCATTTCTGGAGCAAGGATACTGACCTTAGGATTTTTATATCCGAGAGGAGCATCATCGCTAGAAGCAATAAGCTTCAATTTTTTATATCCGTCCATTTTAGTGGCAAGGAAGCTCAAAGCTGTAGAAGCATCGACATCTGCTAGTGACTTACCAACAAAGTTTCTTTGGAAACTATCAGTAAGATCAAGTGCAAGAATATCTGAAGTATAAACGGCTTGAATGCTGTTATAAACAAAGTTTGTATCAAAACCATAAGTGGTTTGATCACTAACCCAACGATCTCCAGCAGTTTCTTTCATCAAGAATAACAAGCCAGCAGAAAGTGCGTCTTCAGCATCTCCAGGACTTCCAGAGTCAAAACCAACAGGATCTTGGAAACTGATTAAGTTTGCAAATTTGTTAGTGATGGATTTATAGAATCCACCAGCTTGCATACCAGCGGCCAAACATGCGGCATACCATGGTAAGAAGCTAACAATAACTCCCTGTGAGTTAGACTGGCTAGGACGTTGCATTGTAAGCGAACATCGGAAGCTAGCAAGGCTCTGAGCTTTTTGTTTAGAAGTAACGTAGTCTCCCCAGAAGGAAAGAATACAGATTCGGTTTCTTTTAAGACTAGGAGTGCTGAACTGAATACAGTGACTCTTAGTAGCAGCGTGAACTGCATCGATAGTATAAGTAGAAGCGCTATCGGTCATTCCATCTGCGATATCAGCGGACGCATCTCGTGAGAAGAGAGGAACGATGATATTCAATTGAATACCAGCAAGTTGGTTGATTGCGTTGATAACGTCTGCAGCCAAAGTTGCTCCACGAAGTCCACCAGACAAAAATGCGGCAGAAGCCATAGGATTAGGTAATCCTGCTTGTGCGGTAGGTACGAAAAGGAATGCGCGAGAAGTAGCTAACACTTTTTGGAAATCTGAAGCAGCTTTCTTAACACGGCCTGGCTTTAAGCTAGCGCCCGTAGCAGCGATTCCAATAGCGGATACGCTATCCAAATTTGCTGGAGAATGTTGTTGTGCAGAAGCAGAAGCTAAAGCAGAGTATCCAGTTTGTGAAGCAATGAAAGTAGCTAGATCGGCAACAGTTCTGTACTGAGTCATGTCGATGCTTAGAGCAGCTCCAGAACCTCCAGTTACAGCAGTTGTTAACATCTGGGTAGCTTTGTTGATAGTGAGAGTTGCAGTAGTTCCGCTATATCCAATTTGTAAAGCTATATCTTCATTTACATTTAGAGTTTCGCTAAGACCGATGTCTGGGCGAGAAATAGCAACTTCGACTCCAGGTTCTTGAGAAGAAACTGTAAGAGCTGCGACTAATCCTAGGGCAGCTAAATCACCAGGAGTAGAGTCGATCAATTCAAATGATTTACCCCATCCTTTTCGATAAGCGGCAGCGTCAGCGGCCATTGTCAAAGCAATGGAAGTTGGAGCAGTGCCTGGAGAAGCTACGATACCTACTGGTAATTTTGAGTTCAATTCAGTAACCAAGTGAGGAATAGTGTCATGGTCTGTAGCTACAGCACTTAAGGTAACTACGGTAATTGCTCCACCGTTTAAGCGGATAGAGAAGCTGTCACCATTCAATGGAGCGCCCAAAGCTGGGATAGTTCCACCTTGTACTAAAGGAGCTACTTCGGCAGCAATTGAAGTTATTTGGAATTTATACTTATTACCAGGAAGTCCCCAGTTTTGATCTTGGAAAGTTCCATAGTCGGTATCTACTAATGCAGAGGCTTTAGTGCCTTTGTTTGTTTTTACAATGAAAATTCTGTTAGCAGAACCACTGATATCGGTATCGTTTGAAGGAGCAGAGAAAGCTCTAAACGCATCAACGATTTGACCGCTAATATATTTGGCTTGTACTCTATCTAATTGATCTGGCGTAAAAGAATTATCTTTTAATGCCACATCGCTATAATCATCTCCACCGTCGGCTTCGCCGATAATGGCAACAATTCCTGAAGATCCCAATCCAACAGGTTGACTTTGTACAACGATGTTTGGATATGCCCCTGGGATATTTGTATTAATAAACGGGGTGACTAATCTTAAAGACATTTTGTTTCTCCTTAATTACCTAATTTTTCTAAGCCCAAAATGGTTTAAGCCATCTTCAAACTTGCTCGGGTCATTCATCTTTGATGCTTTCAGATGTAACCACAGTATTTCTTCTAAGTCCTTGGACTTTCCATATTTAGATTTCTCTTGTGCCCAATACAGTCTAAATTCTTCTCTTTTTTCTTCATCGGAGAGAACTTTTATAACTGGTTTATATAAAGAAGCACGATAAGCTTTAGCTTCTTCTAGGGACATATCTTCTGACTTTTCTTTTCTAAATTCTTTAGCCATATTTATACTAACTTCTTTGCACTACGTTTATGTTCTTTCCAACCAATAAACTTCGCTAATTTCAAATGACCTTTCATCTCGTCATATCCAGGAACATTCTTGCCGTCTTCGCCAACTTGCGTTGGAGTAGTACCAGCTAATTCGTTATTTCCTTCAGCTTCCTCTTTAGGGTTATGCTGTGGATCTTTTTGATCTCTAACTTCATCAGAAGGAGCTTCTTCCTTTTCTTTAGGATGAATCTCGCCTTTTGGACCTTTGCCTTCAGCGTGCTGATCGGCGTCCTTTTCTGGTTTCGACCATGGCACTTGAGCTTTGCTCATTTCTTCCGATTTATGAGCTGGATGAACTTTAGCTTTAATAGCGCCCGCGATTTTATCTGCTGATTCTTTTGAATATCCTTCACCTTCTATTTTAGAATGAAGTTTATCCCAGCCAATGTGTTGATGCTTTTTTGCCAATGTAGAACTTTTTAACATTTCTTCAGCTTTTTTCAAAACTGCTACAGCGGCCTCGCGTTCATTATATTTCTTTTCATTAGACATACTGGACCCTCATGTACCTAATATAGATTACTTCTTTACCCTAGTTTTCTCTAAGAAAGCCCTGAGTTTCTCAACACTTGGGTGTTTTATTCCCTCAAAGTCCTCTGTTTTGAAAAATAAAGAAGGCTTTGCAAAAGGACTAGCTGGTTTCTTAGCCTTTGGCATCTTTACTGCTACCGACCCTACCTTAGAAGGATTCGGTATACTCGTTTTCATAGACATTTGGAGCATACCTCCAAACTGTTTCTCTAATGCCTCAGCTTTTTGTACATCTTCCTCGGTTTTACCCATCTTATGGAATATGTAGTTAGCTAATTTCCAATAGCTTTCGCTATCCTTCTCAGTTTGCTTGCCAGCAGCTTCTTTAGCTTTGGCCCATCTAGCTTCATCTTTAGGTGTCTTTACAAATCCAGGCATATATTAAAGATTACGTAAGCCTATTCATCTTGGTCTTCAGGATCATTAGGGTCAGTTTCGTTTTCAGCGTCTGTGTACCATGTTTCCTGTGTTTTATCTACAAATGGAGGAGTGTCTGAATTGCTTAAGATCTTGATTCCACCTAGGAATCCCTTACCGACCTTCTCTTTTAAGGCTACAGTTTCAATGAAACGTCTAGGCGATTTAATCCAGCTATTTTCTACCTGTCCAGTAAGTGTAATGTACCGTGAGAAGGCTTTTTCTCCACCAGGACCCGTATAATTAGGATCTTCGACCATATCGGAGCTACTTACCACACATTCGGCGAATCCGTTAGCTTCAAATAAACTTTCTCGATATCTTAAAATCGAATATAATACAACAGAATGTAGCCATAGCAGGGCTTGCGGATCACCATGAGCATGACATCCAATATTGTAAGTTTCCTGAAAAAAGGTATGTTCTACTCTAGCTTCGTAATATTGGAATTTAGGTACTACTGCAAACTGGGTAGTCATCTCTATGTCGATACCAGCTTCAATAACCAAAGCGCCTTGAATTATATCTTGAATGATGAATCCCTGGCCATTGGCTGGATTAACTAAAATCATACCAATGGAAACTTGGTCTATATTTGGAATTTTTTCATTTACCCCTACTTCACCTGTAGAAGGATCATAGGAATCTGGTACGAAAGGTTTTACTATGTATGGAATTGGTTTACCAATAACATTAGGAAGAAGTATGATAGTTTCGGTAGACGAATCTCCCATGGTCTTCATTTGTTCTTTTTCTTGAGAAGAGCCAAGAGATATTGTTACACACGGTAATCGATCTTTATCTTCTCTTTGACGCATGTATATATCGATCTGGTTATTTTTAAACCATTCTTTTGCAGAGTCTACTTGTTTCTGTCCATATTTATCTTTAAGATATACATTCGTAACGGCATCGGATAGAATGTCGTCCACTAACCACGGATTCTTCCGTAGGTCGTCTATGCCTAATTCTATGGCAGTCTTAATTGTAAGATCTGACTGAAAAATACCCATTATTTATTCCACTTAGAAAGTACTTCTGGAAGTATGCTTTGTTCCCATTCATTCATTGCCCAATCTGCGGCTTTATCTAAATATTTTTTAGCATCATACCCAGGATGTACCCATTTACCAGCACTTTCTGGACCGTTGCTTACTGTTCTAAAAGTTAATATATCACGTCTTACGTTTCCAGTTTTTGTTACACTCTGATAGATGGAAACGCCCTTCATTACAGGAGTATTACCCTTTCCAGGTTTTTCTCCACCAAAATCAAATTCGTGCAATTTACCTACACGTGGACTGCCATCAGAGTTGAATTCTATTTTCTTAAAAGGTACATCTTGTTTTTTTAAATTCTGTTTAATCCTAGCCACTACGCCTTGAGCATAAGGAGTCATTTGTGAAGGAGCCTTGCCCTCATCAAAAGGAATTACTTTATATTGAACTCCCTTGGAGGAAGTTTTAGCATTTTTCAATAAATCAGGCTTCATGTCTTTATTGGCTTCTATACCTTCTTCTATCCACATTGCGCCCTGGTCAATACTTATCACCCAAATGCCTGGAGATATTTCTTCAAACCCCAGATTGTCCATAAAAGTTTGTCTTGAAGAATGCAATTCTTGCTGTGCATTTTCTACTACTTTGGCGTGAGTAATAGCGGCCAAGTTAGCAACACCTTTTCTAAGATCTTGTTCTAGCTCTAATGCAAATTCTTTAAATTGAGCAGCGATTGCCGCTACGTCTATATTAATTTTGAGAGACATCTTTACCTTGTTGTCCCGATTTAACTGGGACACCAGTAGGACTTAATACCTTACCCTCTTTAATATCTATCCATCTGGTCTTACCAGTTTTTGGATCTATAACCTTTTTTTGCCCTTTTGCATTAACTGCACCAGGCGCCATTGGAGTTCTAGCTACATGGGGAGTTGTATGCTTAGAGGGTAACTTGCCAATAGGTTGTCCTATTGGCTTAGAGGCTTTGGGTCTGGAGATTTACTCCCCTTGTCTTTCTCTGGACCATGGTCTGGATGTTGAGGGAATGGTTCATGCCAATCTGGTTTCTCTTCGGGAGGTTTTTCTTCACTAGGTGCCATTTCAGGAGATGCTTCTTCTGGCGCAGCTTCTTGATCTTGACCTAAGCCAAGCATCTTAGCCATTTCTATCATTGCCTTAAGCATAGCTAGAGAAGCTTCATAAAGCTGAGGAGCCTGTGCCCTTGCTTGTTCAATAACATCTTTACAAGATTTAAATCCTTCTAGAGCTTCAGAAACCATCTGTACAACTTTTTCTCTTTGAATATTTTCAGAATGACTATCTAAACCATCTTGAAGAACTTGAGATAAATCTGGACCTTCTTCTGTTGGAACTTC